TTCTTTATCATTCTTAAGGTTATTTTTCAAAGGTATGGTTTTTCTCGTATGAGGGTCCCACCCCTGTACGTGCACACCCGGTTTTTGAGCGAGTCGCTGCCAAATCTTAAACCCACCTGGAGTCTGTGAATTTGTAGTTATGACCTTATCATGCTTAGTAATAAGGTGGTGGTAGAGTTCATGAGCTTTTGTGGTTGAATTTGGATGTCCGCCAGTCATTAACACTTCATGTGTTCGTGGATTTGATCCACCTTCAACAGACTTAGTTGATAGAGTTACATGAGCTTCTTTTGACTTAGGCTCGTGTGCATAAAAGAAATGTGTATCAGATTTTTCATCATGCATATGATACACATGATGCCCAGTATCTAACTCACCAATCTTTTTATGCACGGTGCCGTATTTCTTGCCTAGTGCATTAGGGCTGAATGGCTTACCGCTATTCATAGCCCATGCTAATTTAACACCTGGGTCGTTGGGTGTCTCTTCAGGTGGAATACGGACAACTTCAAGTATATCTGAGAGCTTCTTCATGTGTTTTTCCTTTTCAGGTATTTATTACTTTGTTGCCCATACGTCACCCCAAGTGCCAGTTAGTGCACCTTTGGCGTAATCAGTTGAACGATTTTCGAAGAAGTTTGCATGCACTGGAGCGTTAATCATACGATCAACCCACGGAAGTGGATTTCTCTTTACTTTGAAAATACCCTTGAGACCTAATGCTATAAGTCTACGATCTGCGATGTAACGAATATAATCCTTAACTTGATCTGAAGTTAGATCACGCATCGGCCCCATTTCAAATGCAAGATCAATGAACTTATCTTCAAGTTCGACCATCTTGGTAGCAATAGTATAAAGCTCTGACTTGAGATCATCTTTCCAGATATGACGATTTTCTTCAATCATAGTACGGAACAGCTTAATCATAGCTTCAAAATGCATTGTTTCATCAACAATAGACCAGGTCACAATCTGACCCATGCCGCGCATCAGACCGTGGCGTGGAAAATTTAGAAGCATAATGAATGAACTGAACAGCTGCATACCTTCAGTAAACGCAGAGAATACCGCAATTTGCTTAACCTTAGTTCGAATATCCTCACCATCAAGAGCCATGATATACTCATGCTTCTCTTTCATGGCCGCGTAATCAAGAAATTCCTTATAGGTTGATTCTGGCATGCCTAGAGTTTCAATGAGATGTGAGTATGCAGCAATATGCATCGCTTCACGCGCCCCGTTGCCGAAAAGCATCATTTGAATTTCAGGTTGCTTAAACCAAGGTAGTAGCTTAGAATAACCTTCAGCGACGTCAATATCACCTTGCGTAAAGAATCTAAAAATGTGAGTTAGAAAGTTCTTTTCAGACTCTGTAATTTTATTATTCCAATCAGCAACGTCTTCTACCATTGGCACTTCTGTAAAAAGCCAGTGAACTTGCTCATGCTTGAGCCACGCTTCGTATGCCCATGGATAGGTAAACGGTCTAAAATATGAACGTGAATCTGTTAGTTTTAATTTTTTATTCATTGTTTAGAATCTCTTTAAATTCAGTTGGTAAATCAACATTTTCAGGTACAGTTTTAAAGAAAGGCGCTATTTGCTCTGGCGAGTATCCAGCGAGCCCGCAGCCAATCGGTGTTACAAAAAAAGTCAGATCTGGATGATCAGTAGCGTATTTTAAAAATTCTTCAACATAAACTGCGATATGGTCAAGTGGGAGTGTACGTAGATTTTCATCTTTGGTAGGTATAGCATAAGAATTACCCTGTATACCTTTACCTTGTCCGTACTTGGCACCACAATAGGTTTTAGCATATAAGGCGGCACCTTTACCGTGCCGCCCTGCTAGATTTGAACCAAATACGAATATTGAATCGTCAGCCATTTTATCCCTCACACGCAATACAACTTGCTTCCTCATTAACTAAATCTTCCATACTCAATTCTTCAATAATCTTACGCTCAATCTGTTGCGATAGGATATCAGCTGTTTGCAGCTTTTCAGAACGGCAGTAGTATAGTGCTTTAAGACCTTTCTTCCACGCAAGAAAATGCACTGCATGGAGGTATTTGATGCTTGCTGTTGGAGCAAAAAACAGGTTAACTGACTGTCCTTGATCAATATACTGCTGTCGTACTGCAGCATGCTCGACGACCCAACGCTGATCAATTTCGATTGCAGTCTTATAGACTTTCTTAGTATGATCATCAAGAAAATTGAGATGCTGTACAGAACCACTATGTGACATAATATCTGTAATGACATCGTCAATATTGAGATTATACTCTTTACACTTTTCTTTCAACACATTTAATAGTGATCTATTAACATTAAATGATGCTCCAGAAAGTGTATCTTGTCTGTATGCATTTGCAGGGTAAGGTTCAATAGATGCAGATGTATTACCCATAATGATAGACGTTGATGCGTTTGGAGCAATAGCCATTGTGTGACTGAATCGACGACCAGTTCCAACAGCATCAGGTGCTTCACCGCGCTCTTTACCAAGTCTTAGATTAGCTTCCATAAGTTTATTGCTGATATGCTCAAACATATTTTCGTTAACATATAACGCTTCACCAGACTCAAACGCAATGTTCCTTAACTGCAAGTATGCATGAAATCCTAGAGCGCCTACGCCAATTGATCTCTCTTGCGCGGCAGAATATTTTGCGCGCGCAATAGTATCCGGTGCAGTATCAATAAACTTCTGCAGAACATTATCTAACATTTCAGCAATGTCAGCAATGAATAATTCGTTATTCTTCCACTCATCATAGTACTCAAGATTTACAGATGACAAGCAGCAAACAGCAGTTCTATCTTTATCAGTTGGAAGAATGATTTCTGAGCATAGATTAGACTGGCGCACTCTGAGACCCTTCTCTTTTAAGAAGTAAGGAAGAGCATTATTTGATGTATCAATAAAGTGTAGGTAAGGCTCACCTGTATGTGTACGCAATTCAATAATACGTTGCCACAATTCTTTCGCAGATACAACTTTTTTAACAACAGATGTGTTAGGATCTTTTAGCTCAAACTTGTCATCAGCATCAGGATTGATCATGCAATTTTCAATAATCTGCATGAAGTCATCAGTAATATTAATGCCGTGATGAAGATTCATCGCGCGCATGTTTGGATCACCAGACGGCTTTCTCATCTCCAAGAACATCTCGATATCCGGATGATTGATTGGGAGATACACCGCAGTTGAGCCGCGACGTGTAGTACCCTGGCGATACGCTAGTGACGATGCATCATAAATCTTTAAATGTGGTAGTACACCTGTTGATTTTTCACCAGCAGAGCGAATACCCATTCCAATACCAACTCCACCACCTAGCATCGATAGCCAATTGGTTTCTGAAAGAGAATTAACAAGACCTTCCGCTGAATCTTCTACCCACACGAGGAAGCAAGAAATTGGCATTCCTTTTGCTGATCGACCATATGATAGGACAGGAGTTGAATATGACAGCCAGTGTTTAGAAGAGTAGTTGTACAATCTTTGCGCATGTTCATTATTTGAACTAAACGCTTTTGATACAAAAGCAAAACGCTCTTGTGGAGATTTTTCTTCTGGAGTCATATACGAATCACGAAGGCGTTTGAGGCCTACTTCATCGAATAATTTGTCGCGGGAATAATCAATATTAATTCCAAGATATTCGGGCATTGGCAGACCTCTTTTTAGATTAAATTTGCTAGTGATGGAAACTTACTTATAAGAATCTGCCTGCAGGCTTCGGCGATTTCGCGATGTTCTTTTTGAGTACCATTACCGCATCGTAGTTGGCAATAATGAATCCATGACCTTAAAGTTCCGGCCATATAAATTCTAGATAAAGTTAAACCTTCTGGTAAAACTGCACGGGCTTGCTCTTTAGCAATACCATTTTTAACAGCCCATTCATATACATTTCTGGACTGCTTAATAAGATCCTCTTGAAACTTATTCCACACATCATTAAGTTCGTTGTTGGCTAACTCTACTTCAATTGAATTCTGTCGATTTTTAAAATCTTGCATTCGCATCTCACGTGTAGAAAAATCTAACGCTCGTGTTGGATCTGCGTAACGTTGTGAAAATTCTTGGAAAGAGAAAGAGCGATGACGTAGAATCTGTCGAGCGATATCACGCGTGGTATTGATTTCCATTGTTAATGATACCATCTCAAATGGACTCCAATGCGCGTTCGTAATCAGATACCGTAACAGTTTAGGTGCTGTTTCTGTATTTTCCTGGTTTGCTGGATTAGACACGCGCGCGCAGTATGCAACGAAATCTTCAATAGTCATTTCACTATCGCCAACTACTTCTGTACAAGCTTTTAATTTAACTTTTTCCATTTTATACTTTCTTCCAATTTTGTAGGTGTAGTTGCGCTTCGAGGCCAGTATATGTATTATCGTTGATTATTTTGACAATATCATCACTCGTTTTACCTGACAGAATCATATCATTAATATCCTTCTCAAGTAAACGGCTTGGCCACACGCAAACCTGTCGTTTTTCTGTTATTAACTTATTGAGTTTCTTGACTATTTCTTTGTTACGTGGCTGATTATCGAGAACGTATACGCAATGCGGATTATCCAGGATTGGATGCACTGCATCTGACCCAGCCATAGCCAAACAGTTAGGCAAAAACAACGAATCTAGTGGACCTTCTACAACATAAAACTTTCTTGTAGTATCAATATCATCCAGGCCATAAAGTTTTGGTATATTGTCATCCAAAGTGATCGTTATGTAACGTATATTATTAATACCAAGCGCTCGGCCTTGATATGCAAACATATTATGTTCTCTATCAAAGAAAGGTATAACCAAACGCGCTTCTTTGAAGGGTTTCAAAAATTTATTAGGTATTAGTGAATTAGTCCACCCCATAAAATCATCAGTATAAAATAACTTGTAATGCTTGTTTACAGGTATTTTTCGCGCATTACAATACATGCGCGCTGGATGATCAACCGGCAGTTGTGATATAGTCTTTAACCCTTTAAGAGTTACATTATTTGTAGTTATGAGCTTTTTAACTGGTAGGGGTGCTTTCTTTGGCGCCTGAGCAGCCGGCTTCGCAGCTTGTTCCATAACAAGCTGTTCATAAAGAACATTATTGTACTTCTTAAGGAAAGATGTAAACTTCATGCTGAATCCGCAGTTATGGCAGAACACATGATATCGTTCGTTTCTCATTAGAAAGAAGAAACGAGCTTTGGTTTTATCTTTTTTAGAATCTCCGCAAACAGGACATGAGCAGTTTGCAGTGTTATTACGCCATTTAAAATTGCGTACGTTATTTGAATAAAGATTAATATATTTTCGCTCTAACCAATCCATAATAAATTACCTAGTAAGACTATAGAATTACTATTCTATAATATGACTAGTTTATTTACCAGCACTTTTGAGCTTTCTATATCTACTGAGCATAGCTATCTTAGACTTAGGCCCTGCTGGTGGATTAACTCCTGCGATAGCATTTGATCCTACAGTATTAGTAGGTACCTCAGATTCTTTTATGAATTTTTTTGTATATTTAAGCATCACGGATACCTCTGAGTTTATCGATTATATTTTGATCCATAGGGATCGTATCGCTTTGTATAATCTGCCCCTGCGCGTTATAAAATGTAGTAGGCATATAGTTAGTATAGATTAGAAACGGTTTCAGCAATTCGTAATACCCGTCTAGCTTAAAAAATAACATCCGTGTGCACGCAGGGGGATGAAATACATTATATAATATTATGATATGGTTTAATATTAAACGTTCTTTTAGATTGTTTTTATTATCACGATATTTGTTGAATAATCTTTTTATATACTGAAACCGTTTAAGATCTTCATTAAATTCATCAATACTAAAACACTGAGGGTTTTCATAATATTTGGCTGCATAGAGCAAGAAATTTTTTTCACTTAACATACTAAATTATATCTTCTTAAAATGACGATAATGCTACACGCTTGATTGTATTATTTGCGACCGCGATATAAAGATAATCGTTATCGTAAAAAATTCTACCCTGTGTAATAGTGATTGTAGAGTTAGCGGGAGTTGCATTACCTGCTACAATCACAGTATTACACGTGATATTCTTAAAGAAATTACTAACCGTAATACTTTTTGTATTAGGTGTAGAATTCGGATTTACTTCTACTATGATTAAATCCGAATTCGATACAGTATTAGTAGTTGGAAGACTAGTAATAGTTGCCATAATATTATGCTAGCGATCCTGCAGCTACGATAGTCTCACCCCATGTACGACCAGCCTTACCGCCGATAGTCAGCGTAACTGAACCACCAGTTGAAGAACCTAGGTTTGCTACAAGAGTAGCGCCAGAGCCAGTAGTTGCACCACCTGTTGAGTTGGTAACTGCAAAAGAAACGTCGCCGTTTGCTTTTGTGTTTGCCCACAGTCCAAGTGTTGTTAGCGTGATACCAATGTTGCCGAAAACGCCAGACCCGTTTGTGTTAATTGTTGCAGTAGCATTAACAGTTCCGTTTGAAGCAGTAATGATATCACCGTTTGTATAACCAGAACCACCAGTTACGCTGATATTAACCATGTGCTTTTCACGATTAAAGTTAGTATTTGCTACAGTTGCATTAACCCATCCCGCACCGGTGCTAGTAATAGTAACAGCTGTCATATTACCTGTTGCGTTTGCAGTAATAACAAGTGTTCCAGTTACAGAGCCGTTACCTACCGTAATAGTTTCGCCATTAGCAAAACCTGATCCTGGCGCGTTAACGGCTGCAGTAGCAATATCACCTGTACCGCGACGAGAAAGAGTCCAACCTGCATGCGCACCCACGGCACGGCCGAGAGTTGAGTTTGCCTGATCGACTGTTGTATGTCCAAACTGACCAACTACACGCTCTACTTCAAGTGCGTTTGGTGTGGTGTTCTGGAATACGTTTGCTTGTAATTTTGTGCGACCGACAGCGGATACCATCAACGCGTTTGCGTATAGTACAGAATTTGCTGCGTTAGTTGCTGATTTACCCCATTGAGGCATTGTTAGTCTCCTTACCTTACTTTGCGGCTTTAATTAGATTAGCGAAGCTCTTACCCACAAAGTGGCGGAGCTGTTGTTTTTGATATGCTGATAGGTTCTTATACTTAGCAGCAACTTTTTCTGCAATGTGCGGAGGTACTACTACTTTTTGACCATTATCAAATCTTACTTCTTTTCCCTCAGGATTTTTCGAAGCCTGAGCGAGCTGAGTGATAACGTGTGTTGTTTTTGCAATAACTCTTTCAACTAGTTCTTGCTTTGAGCCAGTTTCGATACCCTCAGCAAATGCCTTTAGGTGAGCATGCGACTTTGCCATGTGCTTCTGAGCCTCTTCACGCTCTGCAGGCTTCATGTTCATGTACTTGTTGACAGCACGATTTGCGAGTGATGCATGAACCTGATGCTTCTCACCGTCATCGAATTCTACGTGCTTTTTACCACCAGTATCGATTGACTTACGAAGCTGCATAACGATATGCTCTTTTTCTTCACCAGCCTCAGCATGTCCAACCTTTTCACCAGCTTCACGCTTTGCGACAACTTCCTTCTTCTTTTCTTCCTTCTCCTTGAAGAGGTGTCCCCACTTTTTCATGTTGTGTGGAGTTGGATATAGAGTCTTACCAGTCTTTGGGTGTGTCGGGTAATTCTTCTTTGGACGACCACGAACTTCAGTTAGGTAAAGTTCAAGCTCTTCTTCTGACAGGAGGTTTAGGAGACCAAACAGAGATTCTACAGACTCCTTCATAACGGGATTTGTTTTAATCTCGTCATTGCTGCTTTGTGGCTTTGGAGGAGGGGCATTCTTCTGGTTTGGATTATCGTTACCTTCTTTTTCATCCTCATCATCATCTTCACGTACACCAGCATCTTCAAGCATTTCATTGTAAAGAGTTACAATTTCATTTGTTACTTGAGTAATAGCTGCTTGCATGTATGTGTCAATTTGAATTGTACCACTCTGCGCAAGATTGAGCATCTTCTGTGAGCGATCAGCCACCAGTGTTAGCTCTGCAATTGCGACGTCATTTGCAAGTTGATCATTTGGATCTAGATCATCATTTGGATTGTCTGGATCTTGAGACATATCCTGAGCCTGGTCATATGCAGCTGCATTAGCACGGCCAGTGTTCTGGATTGGATTATTGCTGTTCATAGCTGGCATTGCACCAGAAGGGCCAGTACCAGCTGGCGATTCGGTCAGCTCTTGCTTATCTCTTACAGCATTAACTGCATCAATTAACGACTGTGAAACTTTGAAACGTGATGCGACGGTCATGAAGAAACTCCTAGGATTTACATTATTTATCGTTAATTAATCGTCACGGAAACGTTGCTTTAACGCTAACTTACGGTGTTTAAATAGTTTAGTGGTTGTTGACATTGCTGGAGCTTCCATGGCTTCAGGTATCAAAATTTCGAGAGACTCATGCGCATGAATACGCGCGTTGAATCTTTTCATTTCTTTTTGCTTATTAGGTATTACTAGCTTTCTAGCAATATTTTGAATAAGCTTTTGCTTGTTGGCTAGTAGCTGATCAATAGCTGATCTACTTGAGTATGGCAGCTTGCTGTAATTTTTACCGCGAGTAGATGCTAACTTTACACGCATAATATTGCGAGCCTGGCGTGCAGAGCGACGCTTAATAACATTAAGTGATGCTAATTGACGTCTCATCATATTTCGTCGCGCGTTTAGCTTAGGACGAAAACGCTGCATGACAATTCTATGTTGAATACGCTGTTTAGGTGTTAATGCTTTATACTCTTCAGCAAGAACATTTTCTATTTCTTCGTTAATGTTCATACCTTTACGAACAAGCTTCATAACAGTATGTGCATGCTTGTGTAGATTGCTTGGCAGTCCAGACTTAAACTTTGAGTGATCATTTTTCGAGGCAGCATCGCGCATTTTTGATGCTGACATACCCTCAACACCTTCTGCATCCGGGTCGCGATCACCAGCTGATACTACATGTATAGACTTAAAGTTATATTCTTTACCATTATACTTGTGTATAAGCTTATGAAATTCGTCTTTTCTATCAGATCCAACAACAGCTGTTGCATGTTGATAACCCTGAGAATGAAGATGCTTTAATACATCAATAACATGGCGATGGGGCGCGTCTTTTACAATACTACCAAATGCATGTCTAGCATACTTTACTTTATCTTTGTATTGTAGTGGATTCTTTTTTGGATCAGAAGAGTGTGAGAGATACACATGCGGATCAGCTGAATGTTCCTTAGCATGTTCACGCACTTTATTGACAAGCTTTTCATGACCAGCTGTCGGAGGATTCATGCGGCCAAAAGTAAAGACAGCGTGATCAGAACCGCGCTGTTCTTCTACTAGCAGATCATCTTCTTCATCAAGCTCGTCTGTAGGTAATACAAACACCTGATTCTCAATCACAATATGATAAGGTGTATTAATACCGTTCTGTTGTGCTAATAGAAAGCTGTAATTCTCAGCTTCTTTTGAAGAAGGAAAACTTTTTGTGTAAAGTTCTTGCATGATAATACCTCTGTTGACTAAAAAATATTTATCTTTTTTAGCCCTATAGGTTATACCATTTTGGTAATTTTTCTCGACTCTAGAGGAGAAATACCAAAGCGTGCACCTTTGACGCCGAAGTTGTCACGATCACCTTTATAGATAGCCATAAAGACTGGTTCGAAACCGCCGTCTAACTCTTCACCATTTTCGTGTGCATGATTAGCAGTTATTGTGTAGAATTTACCCTGCTGTTCTAATTTGACCGGACCTTGCAAAACGAGACTTACATTTTGACGACCCAACTCTTTACCATAATCTATACCATACACAGAATATGCTTGTAGTGTTGTATCTTTAATTCTACGTGCAACTGTTGTAGCTGGTGTTATACCTTCAGGGAACATAGCCTGTACAACACGAATAAAAGCCTGTGTTTCAGAATGATTGTACACAGGCGCTTCTTTCTCAGACATACCACCCCATTGCTGGAAGTCTTTAGGGGTTCTACCTTCTTTATGCGATATCCAGACTACTTCTTTTCCGTTAATATCAATTAAGTGAAAATCTGATTTTGGAACACCTGGTGTTTTAACACACTCTGCTACATTGTAGATTTTGTTTTTGATTTTTATAGGTACTGTAGCGCTTTTTAGTTTGTTCTTAGCAACAGTCAATTGTTCGTTGAGAGATTTTATTTCTCTCATCTCGATGTTGACGCCAGCACCTGACCCCTTACCGCCAAACTCAGTGGTTTTCTTAATGTCTGATAATTTATAGATTTTATCTTTAGCGTCACGGAAGCGTAAATTGTTGAGCTGCTGCGTATTCTTTTTTTGCAGGACTTTATCAACTTGCTCATCATAAACAAAGGTAACCTTTTGACCTCCTACGAGCTCAAAAGGTTGCTTCTTTCTATACTTTTCTAGAAAAACAGACAATCTCCAATCATACTTTAAAAGCTCAGAGGCTGCAAGATTGGAAGCCATTAGTTATTCTTTGCAAAATTAGCTCTACTAAACTCATGTCTGTTGACAAGCTTAATAGGCTTACCTTCATGTACAGCTACAAACCCTTCTGGTTTTGCAGCGACACCGTTAATAGAATGCTCAAATTCATGGTTAGAAGAAAGAGCATCAACTAGTGAATTTTTTGCTTTCTGAATATGGCTGTGCAGTTTAAGCGCTGTATTGAAATGCGCTGCATTTCTATCAACATGTGTGAGATGCTGATTGCGAATTTGAGTCTTCTGCTCTTTAGCTTTTGGAGTAGAAACCTTATCAATCTCTTTGTTAAACTTATCATGAATATGCTGCTTATATCCGACTGTAGTTGGTTCAGTGCCATGGCGTACAGTCTGATTGATATAGGTCTTGAGATGTTCTGTGTGGGGTTCAATAGCATCATAGAAATGACTATCTGCCTTAGTTGTGTGCAGCTTATCAGCCATCTTCATATGAGCAATAAACGTCTTCCGATGATCATCAGAGTAATGTAGTTTAGTATGATCTATCGCTGGATTAATATTATGTACATCTGGATGAGATTTGAAATTATGATGATCAGGGTTAAATCCAGCCTTCATATTCTCAAAATTTGAACCTTCATACTTTGTATGTGTAGCAATACCAAATTTTGAACGAGCAATCTTCTTACCCGTATCTGAATGCTTAGGAACTTTATATGTTAAAGTATTAGGTGTGAAGCTGATTTTATCTTTATGGTGAATCTTATCGTTATGTGAATACATAACATCACCCTGATATACGCCAGTTGAAGGTGTTATTTTTTGTAAATGCTCATGAGCAGCCTTAAGCTTCTCAACTAACCCAGGAGCATGGCCATGATGTTTTTCGATATCTTCATGGGTATAATTAATTTTTGGATTTTTATTAAATGCTGACTTTGATGCAACAAAGAACTTACCAGTATCTGGATGGTGTCCCCACACTACTGATGGACTACCATCAAACTTAGTTGTTACATTAGTCTTGGAATCTTTTCCAGTAAGCTTATCATGTACACCATGCAATACACGACGAGCGTGTTCATAACCAGCTCTACCTGCGTGTATAAAATAATCTTCTGCATGCTCTAAGTGTTTAAGCTTATCCGCAGACTGATCATACTTTTCTGTTATAAATTCTCTAAAGGATAGGACGTTCATTTTTATAATAATTCCAATGAAGTAAGATGGAATTATTTATGATAAAAAGAACAAAGGAATAATGAATACAAAAAATGTTATAGCTTCAATCAGCATAAGTGTGTAACTAACACCTAATAACATTTAACTACTATCCTTTTATTGAGGTCAACACCCCATGATAAGCTTTTTTGATGACTAGTGCAACTACTTTTTATATCTCTCCAGAGATTTGTTTCTGGATAGTTTTAAAGTAACAACGCTTCACGTCTTTCAATTTTATATTGTGTTTATTTATAAACTTCTTAAATAGTATATCTTCCTTCTCCCATGCCTCTCTTTCCCATGGTAGGTCGTGATATCTACGGTAGAGCACTCGCTTACTTACTTTTTTATTAGAGCCAACTTCAGCGTAGAATTTACCTTTCCATTTTGAACCATGCACCGTATCTACTAGTTCACCTAAGCGATACTGTTTGATATGGATTATTTCATGCGCCAGAGTTGTTAGTAACCACAGAAGATTGACTTTATTTGTACGTATTGATATTCGGAATTCCTTAGGTTTGTAACCTTGATCTAGAATATAAATTAGTCCTAGACTAGTATTGTTACTGGTCTTTAATCTTGTGAGTTGATGTCTGCTTATAGTAAGCTTAATACATTTTGCAAGATGCAACTTATTCTTGGGAAATATTTCCCTAATAAAGAAATAAGTTGCACTAGTTATTATTGACTGAAGGGATAAGTTATTAATATTCGAGTAGTTTATTTCCATGAGCTAAACCCTGTTATAATTATTAGTAATCATATAGAATCAATAATATAGAGGAATATTAGTATGTTGGCAAGTGAAAAAGTAGAACGACGTAAGCGTAGGGAAAAAAAGCTTATTGCTAAAGCTTTCGGTAACGAACCTGTGTTCGACTCTCCGTTAGAACCTAACGACGTTCGGCTTATCCTAGCATATAATTGGTATAATGAAAACGTTAAGATTGAAGATGCTAAGGGTTGGTTGGTTAATTATACCGCTAATCATAAGCCGGAAGCATTAGCGCGAATCGCTAAGGAAGAAATTAAGTTTATGCTTCCTTGTGCTATTTCTCGTCTATATGAGCGGGGTATTAAACTACCAGATCGTACGCTAGCCTGGTTGGATAATTGGTTAGGTTCATATACACAACCAGTTGTAGAAAATAAACCTAAGCGTGTAATAGCTCGTAAGATTATTGCTCCACCTTCTCATGCCGATGAAGCATTTGCGGGTTATGAAATCCTGTATGATAATGTAGTAAAGAATATCAACTCAAAAGAGACGTTCTATAATTTACTAGTTAAGCATAACGTAAAGCCGCAAGAAGTTCGCGATTTTCTACGCGATATTAAACTTCGCCAGAAAGAAATTCGTCTGGCGCTAACAAAGCGAGACGATATTGCTGTTGAAGCGATGCGTAACTATAAACGTGCACAACTTAAAAAGTTGGACGACTTCCTAGGCGATTCTGTACAGGCTGGTATGAGATTTATTGATTCTCATAAGGTAAAGCGTGTGCGTCGTAAGAAGAAAATTGTACCAGCGACTAAGCTTGTAGCGAAAGTAAAGTTCCAGCAGACTAATACTGAGTATGGTCTTAAGTCTGTTGAGCCGACAGAAGTCGTGGGTGCAACTATGTTGATTGCGTTCAACGCTAAATATCGTTATATTACTGTGTATGAAAGCACATTAAATAACACTCTGTCTGTAAAAGGTACTACGATTCAAAACTACGACGAAAAGACGTCCATTAGAAAAAAAATTCGTAAGCCTGTAGACTTTTTTGCAAAGCTGCGTACCGCAACAAACAAAAATAATCTAAATAAGCTTATCGGAAGTGTGAAAGCTAAGCCACAAAAGATCAACGGTCGTATCAACGCTGATACTATCCTACTTAAAACTTATAGATGAGTATAACATGAAAAGTATTTCTGAAATTCTTAAAGAAGCTAATAACATTGACAACGCAGAAAAGCGTAGAGAATTTCTACTAAGAAATGATAGTGAAACATTACGGGGTATTATGGTACTCTGTTTTAATCCTAACATCAAATTTTTAATTCCATCAGAACCAGCTCCTTATAAGCCCTCTGAATTTTTAGACTTGCAAGGTCGACTACACCAAGAGATGAAGCGTTTCTACATTTATCTTGAAGGTGGCAATCCGGGCCTCCAACAATTCAAGCGTGAAAAAATATACGTTGAAATGCTTGAATCAATTGATCCTGCAGATGCAGCTTTGGTTGAAAGTATTAAAAATAAAGTTATGCCTTATAAGCGCATCACGCGCAAGTTTGTAGAGAAGGTCTGGCCTGGAATGATCCCTAATGAGTAAGAGCTTTAATAAGCCTAATAAGTTTCGTAAGTTTGACGACTACACATTTGATGATGAAGATTATCAAAACAATAAAAAGCGTCGATTAGAAAATTACGAAAAGCGTAAAAAGCGTCGCGAAGAGCGGGCGCTCAAAACGAAAAACATTGATATCTTTTTTGAAGAAGAGTAATATGCCAACATACACTTTCCTTAATCTGAATACATCTGAAACATTTACTGAAATAATGAGTATTTCAGATAAAGAAAAGTATTTGGCTGAAAATCCTCATATTCAACAGCAGTTGATCAAACCCCTAAGTTTAGGAGATCCAGTTCGTCTCGGCCGTATTAAGCCGGATGATGGATTTAGAGATCGGCTGAAAGAGATTAAAAAGGCTCATCCGCTCGGTAAAGCTATTAATATTATATAATAAAAAGAATATTTTATGCAGAATATAGATGAAAAATATGCGGAATATCCTCCGGATATTCGTAAGAGACTATCTAAAAGAGATAGACGTTTGCAACGCCAGAAGAATAAAGCAGCACATGGTGGTAATATAGCCGCGCTAAAGGCTCAACTAAAAGAGATTAGCGCGCGTACAGAAAACCAACAGAGCACAATCGATTCTTATGATCGTAATAAGAATCTTGTACTGCATGGTGCTGCTGGTACTGGTAAGACATTCATGCTTACGTACCTTGCGCTAGAAGAAATTATTCAGGATAACACGTTTGAGCGTTTGAAGATCATTCGTTCAATTGTACCTACACGTGATATTGGATTCCTTCCAGGATCTCCACGTGAAAAGATTCGTATGTATGAAGCGCCATATGCTTCTATCTGCACTGAACTGTTTAGCGGCAGAACCGATGCGTATGAATTGCTAAAAAGCAAAGGTATGATTGACTTTGAGCCAACTTCATTCCTACGAGGAAATACGTTTGATAACTGTATTGTTCTTGTGGACGAGTTTCAGAACTTGTCATGGCATGAAATCAACTCAACAATTACGCGAATGGGAGAGAATTCAAAGATTCTTTTCGCAGGAGATCTTCGTCAGACAGACCTTATATACGATAAGGAAAAAGCTGGTGCAGCAAAGTTCCTGGAGATTGTTAAGCGTATGAAGTCGTTTGATCTAATTCAGTTCAACGAAGAAGACATTGTTAGATCTAAGCTCGTTAAAGAGTTTATCATTTCTAGCAACCGGTATGAAGATGAACAGCATGAGCGTCGTGCACGTGCAGCGTCTGTTCCTTCATTACTGCTAGGTGCGGAAGCATAATGTTTCCTTCAATTGAATATGATCGTTCGAAAATACACGATCTAGAACAAATTAAAACAGAGAAGGGCCGATTCTACGTCGGCCCTTTTGGTGAGAGATACCCTTCCGTTACAACGGTACTCTCATGGAAATCTGCACCAGCTATTGCAAAATGGCGTAAAAGAGTTGGCCATGAAGCAGCAACAAAAATAGTTACCCAGGCTGCGCGCCGCGGTACTGGTATGCATACAGTATGTGAGCGGTATCTTTTAAACGAAGAAAACTATCTTCGAGATACTATGCCAAACGTACAGATGTTGTTTCAACCTGTCAAAGCAGCATTAGATAATCACGTAACCGGCATCTACTGTTTAGAGCAAAGACTTTACTCAGACTATATCGGTGTAGCTGGAACAGTAGATTTTATTGGACAATACAAAGGTAAGCCTGCTGTTATTGACTTTAAAACATCTATTAAAATTAAAAAGTTAGAGTATATGCAGAACTACTTTATGCAAGCCTCTGCATATTGTGTTATGTTTGAAGAACTTACGGGTATTGCAGTCCCGCGCATCGTTATTATGATGGCATCCGATGAGGGTGATTTTTGCATCTTTGAGCAGAAACGGGATGATCACATTTTTAAGTTTATCGATTTAGTTAATGATTATAAAGCCACAATGGCATCTTAATTAAACATACACTATAATTAATTATACTAAAATACAAACAAGGAGTTAGTATGCCAAGATCTGATGATGAAATTACACCCGGACGCGTAATTAAATGGGTCGCGTTAGGTGTCGGTGGTCTATTACTATTAAGTGGAGCTGGTTGTGTCCTGCAAACAGCGACTATGCCAGGCCGTTCTGCAGTAGGTGTACTAGAGCGCACGTTAGATCCAAATAACGTTATTACAACGTATGAACGTTTTCATGATTGGGAAAACGGTTATAACATGCGTCTTAATCAAATTCGTGCAACTTCACGTCAGCTTTCTGACGCCGATCCGTCAGAACGGCGTTATATTCGCGTTGAGTTAAACGCACAACGTCAATCATGCCGTGAAATTGTAACAAATTATAATAGCGACTCCGCAAAAACTAATCGAATGGTTTTTAGAGGTCGTACTCTTCCAGAAAATCTAGATCTTGGAGCATGTGATCGTGAATAAAAAGTCTCTTCTTACTTTTGTAGCTGTATCCGCAATTTTTGTGGGTGCTGCTGGTGGTAATAGTGGCTGCAGTGAGCAGCAACGTCCGGCACCAACCGCCGCCCAGGTGCAGGAACAAGCTGCTATTCGCGCTGCAAATACTGTGCGCTTCAATGCAAACGCCGAGATTGACAACATTCGGCGCCGTCTTGAATTGACTTCAGATCCGAATCTGTTGGGTTACATCATTCTCCTGAATGATGCTGGTCAGCCGATTCTGTA